TATATAGTGAGGAAGAATCATGAACATGAAGAAAAAAGGATACGCTGCTGGCGGTCTTAAAATGGTAGAAAAGGGTGGAAAGAAAGTTCCATTCTATGCTGCTGACGGTAAAGGTAAAATGAACAAAGGCGGTATGAGCATGAAGAAAAAAGGTTATGCTAAAGGTGGTGCTGGAATGAAAAAGAAGGCATACGCTAAAGGTGGTAAGGTTGCCATGTATAACCAAGGCGGCATGGTTAAGTCTACAGGTACAATGAATACTGGCGTTAAGACTGCCAAGAACACTTACAAGTAAGGAACAACAACATGGCTATGTCACTTCGTACATATTTAAATAATCAGATAAAAGAAAAAGGTTCTAGCCTTACTAAAGAAAAAGCTAAGGCTGGTAAATACAAAAGTATTGCTGCAGCTAAAAAAGCTGGTGCACTTTACTATACTAATAAAGATGGTAAAGTAATGGCAGCTGTTTATGCAGAAGATCTAAAGAAAGCTGCACCTAAAAAACTCGGTGCAGGTACACAACCAAAAGTTACAGCTAGAACTCTTAGCAGTGTTAAAGGTGGTCGTGGTGATAATAAAAATGAAGTTCTAATAAGACGTGCTGAAATTGCAATCTCTGCTGGAACTGAACCTAAAAAACCTACAGCTAAAGTTAAACCTAAGTCTAGACCTACAATAACACAGTTAAAAGCGGAGCAAAGAAAACTTCGAACAAAGATAGCTAATGCTAGACAAAAAGGTAAAGATGATAAAGCTGCATCAGCTAGAATCAAACAACTTACCACTATGATTAATAAGTTAAAGTAAGCTAGATGGCTATAGTTTCGACAGCTAAGTATTTTACTAAGGCAAAAGATTTATCTACTACATCGGGTGGGGCAAGCGGTGACGTGATATACACTTGCCCTAACAATTTTATTTCGTTAATAAAGTTTTTACATGTATCCAGTGGTGCATCTTCTACAAAGAAGTATAGTGTTCAATGGTATGAAGCTGCAACTACAACATATCATTTTATTATGGATGAGCACAGTGTTGCAGGTCACGGTATTGAAGAAGTTATTGAGGGAGGGGCATTTCTTGCACTAGCTGCAGGTGATAAGATTATAGGATTCGAAGAAGGCGGCTCTGACTTTCATGTAATACTATCTGGTGAAGAACACTATCAACCAACTTAATGCATAACGGGGTTGCATTATTATCTATAGTATGTTATAACTAATTGAATATAACTACTCCTGCCTAGTTAGGGCTAACATTTAAAGGAGTAGAAAATGTTTAAAGCATATTGTGACCGAATCTTAAAAGCAATCCAAGTATCCCAACAAAGACGAGCAGACTATCAAACACTGATGAACCTAACTGATCGTGAACTTAAGGATCTAGGAATTGGTAAGTCCGAGATAAGAGAAAAAATTTATGGCGAAAGAACTTACTGAAAAACAACAAGCATTTTTAAACGCATTGTTTAATGAAGCTAGAGGCAATCCTGTTCAAGCTAAGAAACTTGCAGGATATGCCGATGGCGTGTCTACAACTTCTGTAATGGCCCCACTAAAGGAGCAGATTGCAGAAAAAACTAGAGATTTTATTGCAACAAGTGGACCAACAGCTGTGTGGTCTATGATGCATGTACTAGAAAACCCCACCGACTTGGGCAATAAAGAGAAAATGGCAGCAGCTAAAGACTTTCTAGACCGAGCTGGCTTTGTAAAAACAGAAAAAGTTGAAGTAAGATCGGAAAGTCCTTTGTTTATTCTGCCACCGAAAGCAGATGAAGACTAAAACTTGGCAGTTACCTAAGCCTGAGAAGGTAGATAACGAATATGAGTGGGTTCCAGTAGTAAGAATTGGTAGAACTATACCCTTTGGCTACAAACAAGACCCAGAAGATGCAGATATTCTACTGCCAATACCAGAAGAACTAGAACTTTTTGAAGAAGCTAAGAAACATTTAAAGAGATATAGTTATAGAGAGGTATCTGCTTGGTTAAGTACAACCTCTGGTAGAATGATCTCCCATGTAGGCTTATTTAAAAGGGTAAAACTTGAACAAAGACGTAAGAACGCAGCTTCAGTCCAAGATTTCTATGCCCAAAGGTACAAAGCGGCAGCAGAAAAGGCGGAGAAGCTCGAAAAAGAAAGAATTGGTGCAAGACGTAGAGTTGAAACCAACGACTCCGATCAGCACACCGGATATTGAAGTAAAACAGGTACAAAGAGAAATAATCTTTGAACCAAACCCCGGTCCACAGACAGACTTTCTAGCTTCAACAGAGCAGGAAGTCTTATATGGAGGATCTGCAGGTGGTGGTAAGTCATATGCAATGATAGCCGACCCTGTTAGGTACTTAAATAATCCAAATGCTCGTATGCTTCTGGTACGTAGAAGCACTGAAGAGCTAAGAGAACTTATCTCTGTATCTAAGCAACTATACCCCAAAGCAATTCCGGGTATAAAGTTTATGGAAAGAGATAAGACTTGGGTAGCCCCTAGTGGAGCTACACTCTGGATGTCATACCTTGACCGTGACGATGACGTTATGAGATATCAGGGACAGGCATTTAACTGGATTGGTTTTGACGAATTAACGCAATGGCCTACACCCTATCCTTGGAACTATATGAGGTCACGTCTTCGTACAACCAAAGCTAGTGGGCTACCTTTATATATGAGAGCAACTAGTAACCCCGGTGGTCCGGGCCATCAGTGGGTTAAGAAAACTTTTATAGATCCAGAGACACCTAATAAACCTTTCTGGGCTACAGACACGGATACTGGTGAGATTATCTGCTGGCCTAAAGGTCACACTAAAGAAGATGAGCCGTTATTTAAACGTAGGTTTATACCTGCTAACTTATTTGACAACCCTTATCTATCAGATGATGGAATGTACGAAGCTAATCTTCTGTCGTTACCAGAACACCAACGTAGACAGTTACTAGAAGGTGACTGGGATATAAACGAAGGGGCAGCATTCCCAGAGTTTAATCGAAAGATTCATGTTGTAGAACCTTTTGATATTCCAAACAGCTGGCCTAGATTTAGGGCATGTGACTATGGTTATGGTTCTTACACTGGAGTTGTATGGATAGCAGTTGCACCTGACGAACAACTAATAATATATCGTGAAATGTATGTCAGTAAAGTTCTTGCAACAGATTTAGCTGATTTAATTTTACAAACAGAGTCAGAAGAAAAAATACGTTACGGTGTTCTTGACTCTTCACTATGGCACAAACGTGGTGACACTGGTCCAAGTCTGGCAGAACAAATGATTGTTCGTGGTTGCAGATGGAGACCTGCAGATAGATCAAAAGGATCTCGTGTCTCAGGTAAGAATGAAATACACAGAAGACTACAGGTAGATGAGTTTACAGAACAACCCAGAATGGTAATATTTAATAACTGTAAAAATTTAATTTCGCAACTACCGGCTATACCTTTAGATAAAAATAATCCAGAGGATGTAGATACAAAATCAGAAGACCACCTTTACGATGCTTTAAGGTATGGTGTTATGACAAGACCGAAGAGTAGTTTGTTTGATTATACACCTGTTTCAAACACAGGGTTTCAAGCAAGCGATGCAACTTTTGGATACTGATATGTTAGTAACTTGTCCTAAGTGTTCAATAATTTATAACACGGATAAGTTTGATAGTTGTCCTAAATGTCAAGAACAATACGATTTTGATAACGGACCTTGGAAGGTAAAATAATGGCAGAAGAAGACGAAACTTTTGAAAACGAAATGGCAATGGACTCTATAGAAAGTCAAGCTGTTGAAGATATGGATAAAGAAACATACTCAGATCCTTTATCAGGAACCATTGTAGGCTTAGTTCAAGATCGTTATAGTAAGGCTTCTACAGCTCGTGAGACAGAAGAGCAACGTTGGGTAAAAGCTTATCGTAACTATCGTGGTTTATACGGACCAGATGTTCAATTTACTTCCACAGAAAAATCTCAAGTATTTGTTAAGGTTACAAAAACAAAAGTACTTGCAGCTTATGGTCAGATTGTAGAAGTTCTTTTTGGAAACAACAAGTTTCCTATATCTATAGACCCAACAACTTTACCAGAGGGTGCAGCTGAGTCTGTACACTTTGAGTCTAATGATCAGATGGATGAAGCCAAACAACAGTTTGCCCCAGAAGATACAAAACTTAGACCCGGTGAAACTATCGTAGATTTAACTGAGCGTTTAGCTAGTATGGAACAAAAGCTAACACCAGTCGTAGATAAGCTAGAAGAGGGTGAAGGTAAAACACCCACAGAAATTACTATACATCCAGCAATGATCTCAGCTAAGAAGATGGAAAAGAAAATCCATGATCAGCTAGAAGAGTCCGGTGCAAAAAAACAATTACGAGTTGCAGCTTTTGAAACTGCATTGTTTGGCACAGGAATTATGAAAGGTCCGTTTGCTGTAGACAAAGAATATTCTAATTGGAATGATGAAGGTGAATACGCACCTACGTTTAAAACAGTCCCACAAACTTCTTCTGTATCTATCTGGAACTTCTATCCAGACCCAGATGCAGCTAATATGGACGAGGCCGAGTACGTAGTAGAAAGACACAAGATGTCTAGATCTCAAATACGTTCTCTAAAGAATCGTCCTTTCTTCCGTGCAAATGCCATCGACACTTCAATATCTATGGGTGAGTCTTATACCAAGGAGTGGTGGGAGCAAGTCATGGAAGATGATGCTCAGGAATCTAGATCCGAAAGGTTTGAAGTTCTTGAGTTTTGGGGGAACGTTGATACTGATGTCTTAGAAGGACATGATGTAGACATTCCAGATGAACTAAAAGATATGGAGCAAGTCTCTGTAAACATTTGGACATGTAATGGTCAAGTCCTAAGACTTGTCATGAATCCGTTCACCCCATCTATTATACCTTACTATGCAGTTCCATATGAGGTAAACCCATACAATATGTTTGGCGTTGGTCTAGCAGAAAACATGGACGATACCCAAACACTAATGAATGGTTTTATGCGTATGGCAGTTGATAACGCTGCACTGTCGGGTAACATGCTCATCGAGGTTGATGAGACAAACCTAACTCCGGGTCAAGACTTGTCAGTATATCCCGGCAAGGTCTTCCGCAGACAGGGCGGTGCTCCGGGTCAGGCAATCTTTGGAACTAAGTTTCCTAATGTATCAAATGAAAACATGCAGATGTTTGATAAAGCGAGGGTACTAGCAGATGAGTCTACAGGTTTCCCATCTTTTGCACATGGTCAAACAGGAGTTCAAGGAGTGGGGCGTACTGCTTCTGGAATCAGTATGCTTATGTCTGCTGCTAACGGCAGTATACGTAACGTTATCAAAAATGTGGATGATTATTTACTAGCACCT